CCAATGAATATAATCCTGTGCATATCCATCAAGGTAAACTCTATACAGGTTTATCTTCTGTAATGTGTTTAAAATTACCCAAAGATACAGGTGTTGAATATTCAGCAGAATCAAAACCTATGAATGGACGACTACAGATTATTGGTGCAGCTAACGGACAATTTTCTAAAACAGATTATTCACCTAATATGAAGATAGGAGACTTCTACGTTTTTCCTTATGATATGAGACACTGCGTTTATCCATTTAACGGAACAAAAGAAAAAAGAAGAACACTAGTCTGTAATGTAGATGTTGATTACAATCCTGTAGCTTCAAGAACTGGATCAGGACAAAACGAATGATACCTAGAATGCCGCGATGGCAATCTTATGTTGCCACAACTACACAACCTATCTTTACACCTGAACAATGTAAATTAATTATTGACGCTGGTCATCAATGTAAACCTGAAGAAGCAAAAGTTGGTGGTGGAGAAGCGGGTAAATACGATACTAAGAAAAGAGTTACAACTATATCTTGGATACCTTTTGATAAATTACCACAGATGTATAAAGTTATTGAGAATCAATTATCTATCGTAAACTTAAATCATTTTTATTTTGATGGTGTAAGACTTACAGAACCTGCACAGTTTACTGTGTATCCTAAAAAAGGTTTTTATGATTGGCATATGGATCTTAATGCTTTTGGTCAGGATGGCCAAAATCCAATACGTAAAATATCTATGACATTGTTATTGTCAGATCCATCAGAGTTTACCGGTGGTGAGCTTACATTTTCAGAGATGGGTGATAACAAACCCCTGCCCTTGAAACAAGGACAAGCAATATTCTTTGCATCATTCTTAAGACATAAAGTTGCGCCTGTTAAGAAAGGTGTAAGAAAATCTTTGGTGATGTGGTTTGGAGGACCACCATTTAAATGAGCCAACTACAAAGAAAAATATTATTTCCAACTGCAGTTTATTTTAAAGACATACCTAATGCTAAAGAACTTAATAAGTATTTATTTAAAGAAATAAAAAAGTGGCGTAAAGCAGACCCTAAAGGAGAAGCAAAAACCAACTCTGGTTTTGGCTGGCACAGCAAAACAGATATGGATAAGCGAAAAGAATATAAACCCCTTATCGATGAATTATTTAAAATGGCTTATGAGTGTAATAAAGATTTTGGTATCGAAGGTAAATTAGGACTAGGTAATATGTGGGCTAACGTTAATCCTACATACAGTTATAATAAAACGCATACACATCCTAACTCGATGTGGTCAGGTGTATACTATATTAAAGTGCCTAAGAACTCAGGCAAATTATTTTTAGAAGATCCTAGACCAGGACCTAATACACACATGCCTAGAAGAGTAGAGAATCTACCAGAACAATTATGGAGAGTATGTGCTTATGAACCCATGGAAGGACGTATGATCTTTTTTCCATCTTGGCTTCCACATGGTGTTGATATAAATCTAAATACAGACAAAGGTGAAAAGAACTGGAGAATATCTGTGTCTTATAATTTTATACAAATATGAGTTTTAAGAAAAATAAATATCAAGTCATTAGAGGTGCTATATCAAAAGAAGTAGCAGATATAGCTTATAGGTATTTACAAATATCAGCCGAGGCAGATCATTGGATGTTAGAAAATGGTGTGACCCATGCGGGTAATAAACTTATTGGTAATTTCAACGATACACAAGTTCCAAACTCTTATGCTAAATATGGTGATAGGTTAATGGAGACATTACTTGTTAAAACTATAGCTGTGATGCAGAAGAAAACAGGACTTAAATTAGTACCAACGTATTCATACACAAGACTCTATAGAAACGGTAATATTCTTAAAAGACACAAAGATAGACCTAGTTGTGAGATATCAACTACACTATGTTTAGGTGGAGATCATTGGCCTATTTATTTAGATCCTACGGGGTCTGACAACGTCATAGACGAGTATAAGAACATACATAAGCCTGGAGCACCCAAAGGTATAGAAGTTAATCTAAAACCCGGTGATATGCTTATTTACTCTGGTTGTGAATTAGAGCACTGGAGAGAGCCTTTTCAAGGCCAATTATGTGGTCAAGTATTTCTACATTATAATCATGCAGATGGAAGGTTTGCAAAGACTAATTTATATGATAAAAGACCTATGCTAGGAATAGTCAAATAACGTTGAACATCAACGCAATCTAATATAATCTGGAGATCTATGTTACAGAAGATAGGGTTTGCACCTGGAATTAATAAACAAATTACAGCCACGACTGCTGAAAGTCAGTGGATTGATTGTGATAATGTAAGATTTAGATATACAACACCTGAAAAAATAGGCGGTTGGAAACAGCTAGGCGCCGATAATGTTACTGGTGCTGCCAGAGGATTACACCAATTTACAAATAGTTCTGGTCAAAAATATTCTATCATAGGAACAAACAGAGTTTTATATGCTTATTCAGGTGGTGTGTTCTATGACATTCATCCTATCAAAACTACAACAACACTTACGAATGCATTTAGCACGACCAACGGATCAGCTATTGTTACAATAAATTTTTCATCTGACCATGGTATAGAAGCTGGTGATGTAATTTTATTAGATAATTTTACAGCTATTACAAATTCAGATTATGCAGCAGCAAACTTTGATGACATAAGATTTATGGTAACAACAGTACCCTCATCGAATACGCTTACAATTACCATGCCATCAAATGAGTCTGGATCGGGTGCAACAGAATCAGGTGGTATTAGAGTTAGACATTACTATCACATAGGTCCTGATGTACAGGCACAAGGTTTTGGTTATGGTCTAGGATCTTGGAGTGGTGTAGAAGTCGGAGCAACATCAACTACACTAGCTTCTGGTATTAATGATTCTACAACAAGTATAACATTAACAGATGCATCGCAGTTTCCATCTTCAGGCACAAACTTTATACAAATAGGTACAGAAGAAATTTCATACACAGCTATATCTGGTAACAGTTTATCAGGTGTAACAAGAGCAGTTAGAAATACAACAGCAGCAGCGCACTCTGGAGGAGACACTGTTACAAGTTCATCTAACTTTGTAGCATGGGGTGAAGCAGCATCAGGTGACTTAATTGTTGATCCTGGTATGTGGTCACTCGATAACTTTGGTGACAAAGCTATTTGTTTAATTGTCGATGGTGAATGTTTCGAATGGAACTCTGCAGCAACTGATGCAACTTCTACAAGAGCTACGATTATATCTGGTGCACCAACTGCATCAAGACATATGTTGGTATCTACACCGGACAGACACTTAGTGTTTTATGGTACAGAAACAACGATTGGTACAAAGTCTACTCAAGATAATATGTTTATTAGATTCTCTGCCGTTGAGGATATTAACACGTACACACCTACAGCAACCAATGACGCTGGTACACAGAGACTGGCCGACGGATCACGGATCATGGGAGCTATTAGAGGTAGGGATGCAATTTATGTTTACACAGACACAGCACTATTCTTAATGCGTTTTGTTGGTCAACCTTTTACCTTTGCTTTCGTACAAGCAGGAACAAACTGTGGATTAGCAGGTAAGAATGCAGTTGTTGAAGTTGATGGTGCAGCATACTGGTTATCTGAAAACGGTTTCTTTAAATATGCCGGTGCACTTGAATCACTTACATGCTTAGTAGAAGATTATGTTTACGATGATATTAATTTAGATTCTGGTAACCAAATGATTAACGCAGGATTAAATAATTTGTTTGGTGAGATTATGTGGTTCTATCCAACATCTAGTTCATCTGTTGTAAATAGAATGGTTAGTTATAACTATCAAGACTCATCTGCACAAAGACCAATATGGACAGTAGGTTCTTTAGCTAGAACAGCATGGGCAGACTCTGCTGTATTTGGTAACCCACATGCCTTAGAATATGATGCAGATGGTGTTGAAGGAGCTACGTCAGCGACTTATGTACAAGGTAATACAGATGGTGTTTCAACATACTATCAACATGAAACAGGTACGGATCAAATTAAAGCAGGAGTTACAACAGCGATCGCTGCGAATATTACTTCTGGAGATTTTGATATAACTCAAAGTCAAAGAGAAGGTGTAACCTTTAGAGGAGACGGTGAATTTTTAATGAAGATAAGAAGATTTATACCAGACTTTGTATCACAAACTGGAGATACAAAAGTAACATTAAACTTACGTAATTATTCAAATGACACAGCAGCAAGTTCTTCTCTTGGACCCTTTACAGTTACATCGTCTACAACTAAAGTAGACACACGAGCAAGAGCTAGAGCAATCGCACTTAAAGTAGAAAACACTAGCACAAGTCAAGATTGGAAACTTGGAACGTTTAGATTAGATGTACAATCGGATGGTAGAAGATAATGGCAAAGATAGCACAAATATTAACAAGACCTAGTAAAGAGTATCAACAGAACGTAGCAGATGCACAGGTACGAGACCTTGACGCTGTAATACAGAAATTAAATACAACGTATCAACAAGACTTAAAGGACGAAGTAGAAGCATTTAACTTCTTTTTAAATTAATGGCTAATAGTTTTATAAACGCAAAAGCAGACTTAACAACAACGGATCTTACAACGTTGTACACGGTGCCTACAGCAAAGACAGCCGTGGTAAAATCTATTTTAGTATCTGAAGATGCAGGATCAGGAGCTAACATAACAGTTACATTGGTTAACTCATCTAGTGCTATATTTAGTTTATTTAAGACTAAAGCTATAGCTTCGAATGCAACAACAGAGTTATTAACTCAACCTCTTGTTTTAGAAGAAAGTGAGATACTAAAAGTTCAAGCTTCTGACGCGAATGAGCTGCACGTCGTAGCTTCAATATTAGAAATACAGCCAAGAGAGGTAACAACGTAATGCAAGTAATAAAGCCAGAAAAGGTTATAACAACAATATCGAACTTGAAAACAGGTGAGAAATACAATACAGATGAGGAATGGAAAGCTAAGGGTGTACCAGAATCTGACATCAGAAGAGATGTCAAGGTAATCATGCCTTCGCTTGATTTGTTCCCTAAAACCAAGTAGTGTGGAAAAATGGCAATAACTAGATCACAAATAGCACGACAATTATTAGCAGAAGGTGGAGTATCCTTAGATGATGCCAAAATGATGGCACCAGAAGGAGAGTTTCTTGCTTACATAAACCCAAAAGAAGCTAATATGTTAAAACAAGCCGGTGGATCTGGTATTATGACACCTATGGGTATTCCAAGTTTTGTTGAATATGG